TCCAACAGCCATCTGTTTAGGTATAAATTGCCCGAACAAATTAGCAGTAGGATTAATGAGGGTTTACGGTCTTCGGACCGTAAATAGTTCAGAAATCTCTGAACCGTCGTCTCAAATGACGGGTTAGCACCTGTTGTTTAGATGTCCTACGAGTAGATATTGTACTCACAGAAGATCTGAGATCATTAATCTCTGCTATTGCGCGACGGTAATAGCGATGAAAGTGGCCGTTCCTAAGAAGCCATGGCTAACTCAGGTTAGTAAATCGTTTTAAGATTTATACGGCATATAGATAAATGAACCTAACCAAGGTCCTATTGTTGTAAGCACCGTCAGACTGTGATATATGTATTCTTTTAAGTACACTTGTGACATGTTTAACATGCCATAGAACGGTTTCCCCATGAAGTATGGGCGCCCCGCGGTATTACTGAAAGAAGATGATATCAACTAATCTTGAGGCGAAAATCCTCGAGAGGGTCACTACCCTCAAAATAGTTCAAGGATCCAGAGTTAAATCTGGATTTGGCAAGACAGGGGAGAAAGGTCCCCCTATAGGTTATTACTATGTAATAAGGTAATAACCCGGTAAGAAATTACTGGAACTCTATATTTAGAATAGTATAGAGCCTTCAAAACTGTGCACTACTTCGATGAAAGTCGAATATGTGTCAGTGGACTCCAACAGCCATCTGTTTAGGTATAAATTGCCCGAACAAATTAGCAGTAGGATTAATGAAATAATTTCTTCTGTCGGTCTGTAGAAGGTGAGAAAGAATCGTGAGATTCTTCCGTACCGATATGCAGATACCGACTATACAGATCTAAGAGTACAATACTGGCAACCACCGAGGTTGGGGGGTTAAACCCAGCAATCGATGGTCTACCAGGAAGGTAACACTTACCTTTCCCTATCAAGGGTGGCTGCGGCCCACGAAAGTGGAAACCGAAGTTTGAAAGTGTTCTGTTTATATATTTATATGAAACAGGCTAAGCCAAGATTTTCTGAAGGTTTAATCCCCTTCTTTCTGTCACGACTTACTTTGGATTTAACGCCAAAGACTTTCAATGCCATGTTGGCCGTAAAAGGTCAGCGGCCGTTAATTTCACATTTTTTACAATTTGTGAGATTAATGGTTGGTAAGATTACCCCAAATTGGGTTAGACTGGTTGTTCTCTTATTGAGAAAAATGCACTTTCTGTTTAATACACAAGGAGTTCAAGGATACGTTAAGTATCTTAAAGCTTCTTCTGTATTAGTACAGCAAGTATCTGCTGGTTATATAATACATGATCTTGCCACGATTGGACCTAGAGTTTCTAGATCCAAAAGTGGGTTACCAAGGATTATTCCTTCTATTTATAGAAAAAGGATGATGAACGGTGATGTTATGTTAATTAAAATAATTTTAACATTATTCGCCGTCTTTAGAGTAGCGGTTTACAACGCTAATCCAAAGCTATCCACAATAACTACAAGTAGAACGACCTCTTTGGATCTTGAAAATGATATCAAACGATACATTCCTAAGGCTCTGAGAGCTTTAGTAGGGGGTGCAAGGCACCCCCTAAAGATCACTCCAATTTTTATGGGAATGTCCTCTTCGCCTAATTCTAAGAGGAGCCAAGGTGAGTATTCTACTCATCCTTTGGCTGTTATCCGATCGATTATTGAGATCTGTAAAGATCCGGTAATCTTCCCTGCCATGAATAGAATGATGACTCGATTTCCTACTTCTCCATTATTAAGATTATGGAATTTAGGTATCAGTTATGTATCTAACATGGTTGGTTACGGATTAAGGCGAAATCAAATTCTCAACCCCTATCTAGGAATTACTCCTTTGGGGAAAATTGGTTTAAAACAAGAGGCTGCTGGTAAGGTTAGAGTTTTTGCGATGGTAGATTGTTGGACACAGTGGTTATTAAAACCGTTACACTCATGGATATTTTCTGTTCTTAAGAAAATTCCTATGGATGGAACATTTGATCAGTTAAGACCTTTAAAAGTCTATTCTGGTTCAAAACCTGTGTTCTCCTTCGATCTTTCCGCAGCGACAGATAGGTTACCAATTTCTTTTCAAAAAAGAATATTGTCTCATCTATTTGGTTCGACATACGCTCATGATTGGGCTACTCTACTAGTTGGACGTCCTTATGCTGTTAAGTATAAAGATGTCTTTTCTGGTGAGAAGTTCCAAGATAATTTATTTTATCAGGTAGGGCAACCTATGGGTGCTCTATCTTCTTGGGGTATGTTAGCTCTAACACATCATGTAATTGTGCAGATTGCTGCTATCAGAGCAGGTTTATTCCCTTTTAAGGGATATGCCTTGCTTGGTGACGATTTTGTTATATGGAATAGACACGTTGCCTATCATTATTTAATTATAATGAAGGCACTTGGCCTTGAAGTAAATACCTCTAAATCTATTCTTTCTCCGAAAGGAAAAGGATTAGAATTTGCAAAAAGAACATTCTTATTTGATGACGCAGGGACACATGACGTGTCTCCAGTTTCACTTTTAGAGTATTCTGCTGCTTTAGAGACTTCTTCAGGTTTTATATCTTTTATTAAGAAATATAATCCAAACCTAGGATCAATTAGATCCTTATTAGGTTTAGGTTATAAATCTAACAATAGTAAAAGGTGGCGATTATTCCAATTAGCATTGCACGTACCAATGACAGCAGACCAATTTAAGAGTGAGCTAATGCACACTCTTAAACTATCTATTTCTAGGGAAACTGCTAGATCCTTTAAATTAGAGGCTATTATTAAAGCCTTTTCTGATTTAGCTAATAAGTTATTACAACTTACTACTAAAGACCACAAAGCACTATTGGAGCTTAGTAATAAGCTTCATTTGAATGCAAAATTATTATATGGTGGAAGTAGTTTGCTTAATAAGCAATTATTTTCTTTCCATGCTAGGGAAACCTGGCAACCCGTCGTTATGACGATGGAGCCTAGATTTGATCGATATCACTTAATGAGTGATGAGATCTCTAGGGCATATAATGACTTTGATTCAACGGTGCGTGGTTCTGTTCTTGCCTCTCATATTAAAAAATATGATGCAATTATATCAGATTTAAAGGTAATGGTGGCGGAACTAAAGGCACTTCCTGACTTACAATATATGGACGATCCAGAAGTGGATGAAGAATATATTGATAGTATAATAGATACCAATATCAACACTGTTGTATATTGGGCACCTATTTTCTATAATCATGAAGAAACGCTAGATAGTTTGCAAGCGCAGCAGATATTATCACCTAAACCCCAAGAATCTTCTTCCCCGAAAGTTAAGGAACTTTCAAGGTTGACGAGACTATGGAATAGGTGGAATAAGGCTTTAATTGAAAGAGATAACAATTCTGTCTTACAATCCTCTCTGTTCCCTCTTCAAATCTTAAACTTTTTAAGAACAAGTTTCAGATTATCCAGAACGGCACAAAGAAGTACTTTATTGAGAATTGCATTCACCAGGGTAAACCCTCTTAGGTTTATACCTAATTTCATCAGAACTAATAGTTTATTCACCCAAATGGTGAGTCTATTATGGTTCTGTGGGGTTATGGTAGCTGACATCATTATGATGATTGGCTTCTGGGGAATGGCAGGTGTAGGATTCATCATCTTATACACTGCAATGGGATATTTCTCCCAACATGACTCAACATTGCACTCTTCTTTTGTTTTAGCGATGAGTCTTTTCCAAGATTGGAAAGACTTTACTATGGATTATTTCAATTTAAATGGTGATGATAATCCTATAACTAAAGGTTTTAGTTATTGGGAATTTATCACTACACCATTAATGATCCTAGTGGGCTATTTTGTACTTAGTTGTATTAACCATTCTGCTGAAATTATCCACGCAACCCTTCCTGTATTAACTGATGCCACCTTGAATGGTGGTTTCGGTTTAACCGCTTCCATTTTTGGAATCGTTACAGGTATGTGGTATGCTATGGTAATAGTCCCATTCCAAATTACTTGGGATGCGATGATGCAGATGGATACAACCCACTTCTTCTTTGCAGGAGTCGTAGGGGAAATCTTATCATGGCCGGTTAATTTATTTAACCTTAGCTATGATACCCTTGCTTTAATCACTATCGGTACAGGACAGTTAATGTCCTATACAATCATAACTCTGGCTTTATTGCCGGTTAGGTTGTCGATAATGATGTTATCTCTTCTTACACCTTTTCCTATTGGAACTGGTATGATATTTGATAACTTTGACCCTGTTAGATTTAGTAGTGGTACATTGGCCTTCGCTTTCTTCTGGTACCTAATTAGAGTTTTATTTGGATTCTAATTAGTGAGGGGATAGAGAATTGCAACAAAACCCAGTTACGGTAATCTTACTATTATAAGTATTGAAAACGCACCTGAGCGTGACCTCTTACCAAATTTGGCCTAACCAGCCATCAGTGTTGTGATTTAATCACTTCACTTGGGCCGGTAAGAGTATGATCACTTGTGTAAGACCTCCTATTGTGAAATAGAAG